CCCACTGTTCTTTTGTTTAGGGTATCTAAATATACTTTATTTCGAAACCCTTCGTGCTTCTTTACAGAAGCTAATAGTTTATCCATGTTCATGTGTATAATCTTGTAGTAGGTCTTTTTTCTGGTAACATTCTTCCAAATCCTCGTGGATTTACGGTTATATACCCTCCATTAAATTTTTTTACAATAGTTTTTACATTAGTTGGTTTACCACCTGGATTACCTGCGGCTCTTTTTCTTCTAACAGCACTAGCCTTTTGACCTTTACTCATGCTTCTAGCTTTTGCCAACGGAACACATTTTGGATATTTTCTCTTACTGCCTTTCTGTCTTCCGCAAGGTTGATACTTACCGTCTTTTTTTGGTGCTCCTATATCAACCCACTTTTCAGCTACCCAAGCTCTTAATCCCTTTTTAGCCATTATGAAAAAGTAGTTACTTTACGTCTATCTTCCATCACTCCACCACAACCTTTTGCAATACCGCCTTGATTGTAATTTGAAACTTTTTTTCGTTGTTGCGACAGTTGATTTATCATTCCTCCATTAGCTTTTTTCTTTGCTTTCTTTTTACCGCCAGGCGTTACTTTACCTGAACATACAGCACTCGCATACATATTTGCATATGCTGACGGGTATACTTTAAACTTACGTTTAGCAGCAGCTTTACCTCTTGCACAAAGTTTACCCATTATTTTTTTCTCCTTTTTTTATCTACTCCCTTTATTTTACCTTTGTTTTTAGAGGCGTAGAACACTTTTTTTGCATCTTTGCCATATTTTTTTTTCATGGCTTTCATTATTTTACTGCCTTTTTTTGTAAGAGGCATTACTTAGTAAGACCTTTCGCCTTCTCGAAAGAGCGCATACCCGCGACGCCGAGCATTGAAGTGACTATGGCTAGTAAGGGCCCAGTCTGAATTTCAGGAGCTGAAATAGCCATACCCGAAAATTTGGCATACCATTCAATACAAGGAGATAAAATAAATTCGAATGCTAAAGCAAAGGCCCCAACCCATCCTATAGCTGGTCGCCAGCCAGCAACAAATATGCTGCGATGGCTGGCTTCCTTTGCATTAACATCTAATTGCTTTTCTGCAAGCTTTTGTTGAATGCGTTGCATTAAAATCTTTTTATCTAATTTCTCTTCTTCTGATGTATGAATCTCGTCGACAACTTTTGCAATGGTTTTTAAAGCCCCACCTTTGCCACCAAGCAGTCCTCCGAGTAGATTAAGCACTATGCTGCTCCGCCTGTCATCCAGCTAATTACCCAGATAACTACGATAGCTACAATAGCCGCCTTAATCCAGTCTTTCATCTGCCAATCACTCCATTCTTTAATGTGTGACCATAGATCTTTTAATAGGTTCATAAAACCTCCTTTGTTAAAGCGAAATTATACTATTTTAAGCCTTTGAAAGCTACTTTTTTTATTTGAACCTTACTTCTTTGTCCTTTTGGGCCAGATCCAAGGTTTTGTGTAACTTTTGGACCTTCCATTGACGCACTATATACGTCTGCAATAGATGTTTGGTTTACATGAGGTCCTTTATACGGATTCATGTCACTTGATACAGTCATATTGCAATTGGGATACAAAGAACCATTTATAAATTTAGGTTTTGGGTTGTTTAGTGCCATATTATCCTCTCTTTTTTGCCTTTTTTTTGCCTTTTTTCTTCTTAATGACTCCTTTAGCCATTAAAATGTCTTTTTTAGTAACTTTTCCATCGCCACTTAGGTCAGGAAACTTCTTTTTTTTCTTTACAGAACCACCTTTAGCAAGTTTTTTGCCAAATATTTTAAAAATGGTATCCATATCAATATCTTTAATAGTGCTTATTTTAGATAAAGAAGAGTTTTTACCACCTATAGCTATTCTTCTCTTTACAAAATCGCTTGCTACGTTTTTCTTTTGTTTATTAGTAAGATCCTGATCTTTAAATTTACCCATTATTTACCTTTCTTTGCTATTCCGTAACCACGTTTCGCGGCTCTACCAGATTTTTTTGATTTTTTTGCACTTTTTTTCTTGCTAACCATGCCCCCTCTTTTAAGAGAATATCCAACTGTTATGCCATGCGGATTAGCTGGTATATCTTTTCTTATTTCACCTGTTTTAACAGTTTCGGTTGTACCTGGCTTGTACTGTTTTCCTATAGCGGCTCTTCCTGTTCTTGTAGCCCCTTTTAATAGTTTGGGTAACGCACCTGTTACTGGATTAGCTGTTCCTAATGCTGCAATTAGGTCGTCAATTTTTTTTTCTACAGATTCTGTATTTCCTGCTGGTCCTTTAGGAGTCTTTCCTGTTTTTTTATCTTTTTTAGTATAGCTCATATCAATGTATCGTTGGTTTAATTAAAGTTATAAAATCAGCTGTATTGTGATTCATTATGTTATCTGCTTCTACAGGAACTAAATGATCATACAGAATCATTTGCGCTACGCCCACCATAGCACCTGCTAAAAGTACACTATCTTCACTGCTTTTGGAAGAAGAATTTTGTAATTCCATCAGCATTGTAAAGAACTCTGAAAGTCTTGTTTCTGCTGGTGTTTTACTGTTCTTATCCATCTTTAACTTTTTTTGCTTTGGATAGATTAACATTTGCACGTAATTGTGCAATATCTTCTTGTGATTCTAGCCTATCTTGGGCTATTTTATTCTGTGAAGCAATTCTCTCACGTTCTACCGCAAGTCTTAAATCTGTTTCTTCATCTTTTCTCTGCATATCCATCGCTTTTAATTGAAGCTCTTGCTCTTTAAGCCTGATTAAAGGATCACTACCTTCAGTGTCAAACATTTCCTGTTCTTCTGTAATCATCTGTGTAGTCATTTCATTGATTTTTTCTGCAATAGCTGATTCAATCTGTAATTGCATTTGTTGAGCTTGTTGTTGTAAAGCTTGTTGCTCTTCTTCTGATTGAGCCATTTGTATAGCTTGTTGTAATTGTTGCATTGGTTCTGCAAATTCTGCCGATACAATCTCTCTTGCTTGTAAAGATACGTGATCAGAAATATGTGATTGTAATATTCCCATAACAACAGGATTATTTTTTACCAAAAACGAAGACATAAAGGCACGGTGTGCGTTGATATGTGCTTCATGATTTTGTTGAGGGAAAGCTTTTAGTTGTTGTGCTTTTAATGATTGTGCGTTTTCTGTTCCTGGATCAGTAGGTGCTGGTTGAGGAGGAGGTGGTAAAATAGCCGATATGTCCGTAACTCCTAGTGCCATGTACATACGTCTATATGCCTCATACACGTTGTGTGATTTTGGATTACTTTGAGCTAATTGTAATTGTGTTTGAGCTAATACAACTCTCTGTGCAACAGAAAAAATATTAGGATCACTTACAGGAAGAATATCTATTCTTCCGTCAAAGTCTTGCTGTTTTATTTCTGGTTGATTTCCTTCTACCTCGTACGGATACATAGGAGGAAGTGACTCAGCAAATATTTTTGCTAATAAATTAAATTCTATTTTTTGTGCATAGTGCATTCTTTTATGAATTGCACTCATAACTTTCGTGCCGCGTTCCATTAACGCCATTGTTGTACCTACAGGATTATTTCCACCCATATTCTCACCTGTTGGCTGGTCAGCTACCGTTGCAAATTTAGTTGCAGCAGCTACGGCAAAACCTAATAACTGAAATAACGTAGCGCTTGGTTCTTTGTAAGGTAAAGGAATTAACCCTTCTCTTAAATTACCGCCTGGTGCATCAACATCTCTAAATTCACCTGGTTGTAAAGGCGTATCATCATCTTTTACTCTTAGACCTCTTGCTTTAAATCCTGCTGGTAAGTTTGACAAAGTACCTGCATCTATAAGCTGACGAAGAGCAGCAGTTGCTGTTCTTGTTAAACCACCAAGCATATGTATTAAACCAAATCCATAAAACCCTAATCCTGGTAAAAATTTAAAGTGTACAAAATATTGTTCCTTTTTCATAAAAGGATCGTTTTCTTTGTAGTTTCTATAAATAGCTAAAACTTTTCCAGAACCTTCATCAATAGTAATAATATAAGGTTGTTTAATACCGTCTTCACTTTCAAAACCTGGAAGCTCTAAATCTGCGTGTATTTCTAATAACGTAAACTCATCTGTATTGTAGCCTACTTTTTTTACACCTTGTATTTCTCTCTCTTTAGTTAAAACAGAATCCTCTTCTGTAAATGGTTCAATATTTATGTCTCTATAAAACCCTTGAACTTGTAATTTTCTAATTTCATTTTTATTTCTTTTGAGTACGTGTGTCACTCTTTCTGCTGATTGTAAATCCGTAGCAGTATATGGAACTAACAAATCATCAGCAGGAACAAATTTAGAAACTGCTCTACCTATTGTTGTATCAAAATAAACTTTTTTAAATGCTGAACCTGCAAGAGGTAAGTGAAATAACATTTGATCTAACTCAGGATCATATTCTTCCATTACATGCATCAGTTGGTAATTCATAAATTCAGATACACGTTCAGCTTGTTGTTGTTTTAAAATATCTTCTTTTCCTAAAATTTGAGTTCTAACAGGTCCGCCTGCAGGGAGTAATTCTCTATATGCTTGTGCTTGAAATTGTGTAACTGCTTCAGCTAAAACAGGGTGGCTAACATTACTTGCACCCATAAACGGTTCAGATCTTTCTTTATATTGAAATCCTAATAAACCTAATCCTTTTTTATATGTTTCTTCCCATTCTTTTCTGGAAGCTTTATCTTCTTCAAAGCCCTCCATAACTTCATTAGAAACAATATTTAAATCATTTTCATCCATGAATTCAGCTAAGTTAGAGCCGAACTCAATCTCTTGTTCCATTTGTTGATCACCTATTACAGCAGATCCATCTTCAAGCATTGTCACATCACCAGTGTTATTACTCATAACATCTACATCTACGACGCCCATGTCCTCTACTGCTGTTTGACCAATCTGTTCTCTTTCTCTGTAGATAGAATCTTTTTCAATAGCCATTTTCTTCCTTATCTATAAATTTTGTTTAGTTGTAACATTTCTTTAGTAAATTCAATAGCGAAAACAGGTTCTGTTTCAAAATTTTTCTCTGTATCTTTTTTAATCTTGAATCTTCCACCTGTTTCCTCTCTTAACTGATTTGCTATATTCTGTGCTTGTCGGTAGGTATCGCCTGATCCCATAAGCTCTCCTGTAAGCTCATCAGTAATATTATACACCGTTCCCCCTCTAGCATCGCTAACTGCCACATTTGCAATAATCATCTTAGAGTTATTGTCATCTGCATATTTTCGCATACTTCTCTCAATATCAGATGTATAGTGCCCACCTACTTGACCTGCTTCTTCATCCCATGCTCTTGATTTTGGCCCACCGTAAAACTCATGCGTACCAACACCAGGATATTTACTAGCTCCAAGCGATGCTGTTGTATCAATATCTGCACGAAGTTCATCTTTATAATTGTTAATACGGTTTTGTTTATCAAGTATTCTTTTGTTAATATCCATCGACGTACTACCAGCTTGATTATAAGCTTTGCCTGCTACAATATCTCCAGACGCTACCCCTAAGTGTGAAGGTGCATTCGGATCTTTTTCAACAAATTTACGATACGCTCCTTCATATAATTGCTGTTTTAATACAGCATCACTCCATGCTCCCCTATCTTTTAAAGGAACATCAGGGTATAAAACTCTCATTAACTCATCATTAATCTCGTCCGCCATTGAATCAATAATCTCTGTTTGTCTTTTCTTAAAGTTTTCATACATTGCAAAGTCTTGTGGAGCTAAAGCATATGGCGGTTTTTTTGCCATCTCACTAAACTGTTTTTGAAAAGCCATAAGTTCCTCATACTGAGGCATTAATTCTAATTTTGTTGCGCCAACAGGACGAGCTACACTTTGATTATCGGCAAAGAATTGCATTAAATCTCTTTGGACTCCTTCTTGCATTGCTTGAGGGTTAAGACCTTGCTCAGCCATTACGTCTAGTTTGATAGCCAGCTCTCTTGCTTTTTTTGTTGCCGCCTGTGCAATATCTGACTGAATCTCATCAATAAACGTCATAGTAATATTTTGCGGCTTCGCCTTTCTAATTGATTCTAATTGTTTTTCTTCATCAACGTATTGCGATTGTAGTTTTTTTAATTGTTTTTGTTTTTGAACGATCTGTGCGTCAATAGCGTTTTTTGCTTTATCGTACGATAATCGTCCGCCTGACTTTTCAACAAGGGCATTGACAGCTTGAGAAATAGTAGCGAAATCATTTGGATCAACCTTGGTCAACGGATCATTAACTAAACTTTGTATCTTCGCTTCGATGTCTTGTAATTTTACTGCTTTTAGTTGTTCTTGTGTTACTGGATTGATAATCTCACCTGTTGCTTTGTCTACCGTTTCACCTGGATTAATTATTGCAGGACGGTCCGTGGCTCTGCCCCATGCAATCGTATAAGGCGCTCCAAAATTATGACCTGATGCTCCACTTGGTAATGTTCCAGGATCTCCTCTAAACTTATCTGAATCAATTTGTAAAACTCTCTCCCTGTAAGTATTGGGAATGTATCCAGGCATTAATCCCGTGCCTGCATATTTAGGTCCTTTATACTGAGGCTCTCCTTTAGATACAGCTTTTTCTCCATATGATTCAGGAACATCCGATTTTGCTATATTAATTTTTTCTGAACGGAACCCATACCCGTCTGTTGTTAGTTGATTTAAAGGAGACTCACTTGTGATTTGTATAATATCTTCTGATAGGATTGGTTCTCCTGCTTTTGCTTTTGCTGAAATATAGGGAGCTACACGCGCATCACTGATCTCGTCTCTGCTAACACCTGAAGCATTTATGTAATCATAAAATTCTTTTTCGCTATCAAACTTAACAGGAGAGTTTGGTTTAGATAAAGATAATTCTAAGTTGGAATAAAAAACTTGTCCTGGATGTATTGATGTTGCTTCTGGTCCGAGAGCCGCGAGTTTTGCTTTTTGTTTTGCTGTCGGCTCAAAAATATCTGTCTTTGATATTTCTTCTTTCATGTAAGCTGGAGGCTTTCCAAACATCTTGGAGAAGAAACCACCAGGAGCGGCATACTGAACGTCGGCCGCGTCTACTATTCCACCTTTTGCTAATTCTAAATAAAACTTAGAAGCGTCTTTGTTTTCTCTTTTATAACCTCGCTTTGCTAAGTTAATGGCTCTTGCAATCATTTCCCCTTTAAATATTTCTTTTGTATTAGGTTGTTTTAGTGTTCCAAAAACAATCTCATCATAGTTATCATATTCAGGTCTAGCAACAATTTTATTTTTAATAAGCCATTCATAATCTGCATTTTCTAGTTGAGGAAATCCTGGCTTAGGGTCATTTAATTTGGTGCCAATAAAAAAATCCTTCATGTCTTTAATAATTCTTTTAGAGTTTTTTACATCTTTATTTTTAATATATGTAGCTAACGCTCTTTCTAAATCAGGTTGTAGAACAGTATTAACTGTCGCTCCTAATAACTTTATATCGTCGGCGTTCATTCCTGCAAACTGTGATGCTGCATCTCCTGGAACAAGACTTCTATCATTATGAGTTCGTTGAATAATAATAGGAAGGAATCCTCCATTCTCATCTAACATCAAAGCATTGTTTTGATAATATTTTTGAAGAACAGGATCATTATTGTAATATTCTTGTAAAGCCGTTCTTGCTTGAGATTTCTCATCAAACGTTCCGCTTTTTAATTTTTTTAAATCTATTCCTTGAGAAGAAAAAAATTCTTCTACTCTATCTAGTGTAGGAAATTCTTGTTTATCAAAAGATCTCGCTATAGTAGAAACATAACCTCCTGGTTCTTCTCCTGCAAATTCAGATACTTGTTTCTGTATAGATTTACCCTCTACTGTTGATCCCTCTGATATAGTATTGAAA